ACTCAACCTATAAATCTTACTGCTAATGAATGGCATGAAATTGAAGCATTAGAAGATAATACAGTGTTCTGTAATATGTTCTCTGAAGGAAAATATTAAAACACAATCCGTACCAAAAGTAAAGAGCGAATACCATACCAATAACAACCATAACAACCACCATAGGAAAATAAAATGAAATTATTATAAAATATAGGTAAGTTCTTTAAAGACTTATTCCGTCAATCTTTACAAGCACAATTAGCAATTTTAGTTCCAATTGCTCAAGGTGTTGTTACTAAGATTGAATCAGATCCAACTATCATTGTTGATGCTGGTAAACAAGCAACTGCGTTTTCACTTGTACTTGCTGAATTGTCTGCGAAAGAATTGCAATTTTTACCTAGAATAATTAACTTGGCGATTGAAATTGCTGTCGTTGATTTAAAAGGAGCCTAAATTGTTGACAATATATAGATAATATCTTGTGCTATAAAAACTAAAAATCAAGGAATAAAAATGAAAGAATTTATTACAGGCTATCAATATGGTGATAATATGCGCTTTTCTTGTGTATATGTATTTCCTAATAATCTAGATAAAGATGAAATACACGTACCTCCAAGAACAACTTTAATTGCTCCACCAAGTAATATTGCCCCTGGAAAAGAAGCAATGTGGACAGGAGAAACTTGGGTTATTGTAGCTACAGAACCTTTACCTGCAAATCCACATATTGTTGAAGTCCCATCTGTTGAAGTCCCATCTATTGTTGAAGAAATAGCAAATACACCAAACATTAGCGCAGTATAAATACTAATTATTAATTGACTGAGGTTTATATTATGGATATTAAAACAATTTTAACTTGCCCATTGGGTGCGAAATGTGAAGAAATTAAAGATGCAGCAATTCATCGCTGTGTTTGGTATACAAAACTTGCAGGAACTAACCCAAATACTGGGGAAGTAATGGACGAATATGGTTGTGCGATGACATGGATCCCTGTTTTATTGATTGAAAATTCAATGCAACAAAGAAGTACAAGTTCAGCTGTAGAATCTTTCCGTAACGAAATGGTTCAAAGTAATGAAATGAATCAACAAATTTTATTATCTGCAGCAACGGTAAACCAGAAATTAATAAGTAATAGTTAAGATGTTAAATTAATAATCTAGGAGAATAAAATGTCAGACTTTTTTAGTAAAACCGGTAATATGTTTAAATCGATTTTTTCGTTTTTCTCAAAAAACACTGCAACTTTAACTGAAGCTGCTGTTATTGTAGAAACAGTTTCTGATAATGCAGAATTAATTCCTACAACAATTGCTGTTGGTAAAGCTGTTGAGCAAAGTGCAAATGTTTTAGAAAAAATGGAAATTGCAAATACTGAAATTTCTGGATCTTAATTTAATCCACAGCGCCAAGGAAAATTCAAATGGCTGAAATAGCATCTAGAGACGATTTAAAACAATATTGCCTTAGAAGACTTGGCGCTCCAGTAATTAAAATAAATGTTGACGATGCTCAACTTGAAGATAGAATTGATGATGCTCTTCAACTATATCAAGATTATCATTATGATGCCTCTGAAGTATATTATTGGCAACATACTATTACTCAACAAGACGTTAATCAAACATATTTTGATATAGATCCAAGCATTTTTGGGATTACTAGAATATTTCCATTAAATGATACGTTAACACAAAATAATATGTTTGATCTTAGATATCAATTAAGATTACACGAATTATACGATTTCACATCAACTTCATATACTAATTTTAGTATAACAATGCAGCACCTACAAAACTTACAATCAATGTTCACTGGTGATATTCCAGTAAGGTTTCAAAGACACACAAATAGATTATATGTTGATTGGGCTTGGGGTTCAACAAATGCTGCTGTTGGTTTAACTGTTGTTGCTGAAGGATATCAAGCTATTGATCCAGAAACATTTGAATCCGTTTATAATGATATGTGGCTCAAAAAATATACTACAGCGTTATTCAAACGCCAATGGGGTGATAATATGAAAAAATTTGGAAATATTCAGCTTCCTGGTGGAATAACGTTAAATGGTAAAGAAACTTTTGATGAAGCTACAATTGAAATTGATAAATTGGAAGAAGAAATGCAAGAAAGATATTCATTACCAGCCCAATTTATGATTGGATAATTATGACTTCTCCATATTTTCAAAATTATGGTAATGCTGTTGAATCGAAACTCATAGAAGACTTATATAATGAAGCAATAGCAATACAGGGATTTCCTGGCTATTATCTACAAAATACAAATACAGCTTCTAGAGATCTTATTTATGGTGATGATCCAATAAAAGCTTTTGATACTTCTTATAAATTAGATATGTATCTTGTCAACACATTCGATTATGGTGATGAACAAGATTTCTTTTCTAAATTTGGACTTGAAGTTAGGAATCAAGTAAAAATTCAATTTACTGTCAGAGAATTTTCTAAACAAACATCAAAAACAATGGCTAGACCTCTCGAGGGAGATTTAATCTTTATTCCTTTCATGAAGGATACTGGAGAGCTATTTGAAATTAAATTCGTAAATTCTTCAAAAGATTTATATACTCTTGGAAGATCAAAACCATATTTTTATGAATTATCTCTTGAACCGTTTAAATATAATGAAGAAAATATTGATACTGGTGTTGCAGCAATTGATAATATTGGGTTGCTAGAGAAATTTAAAACTGATTTAGACCTTATTTCTGGTTCAGGACAATATATCATAAATGAGATGGTATATCAAGGTTCTGCAAACAATTATATTGCGTACGCAGAAATAATTGATTGGGATTCAGTGAATACAATTTTAACTGTTATCAATGATATTGGAGAGTTTGATCCAGCTTCTTCTCTTCCAATTGTTGGAGCTACAAGTAATGCAATCTATTATTTAACATCAACAAATAACAGTGAACAACCAAATTTCGACAATGACTTTATTCATGATGAAGGGTTAACATTTATCCAAGCGAGCGATAATCCATTTGGCAGTCTATAAGGAAAAATTGTGTATCCACCAACTAATGCTCCAGTATTAAATACAAGATTACAAGCTATCAGAAAAACAACGGTAGCATTCGCATCACTTTTTAAGAATATCCCATTTATACAATACAATAATGATGGTTCAATAACAGAACAAATAATCGTACCTATTATTTATGGTGATAAAGAAAAATATGTAAAAAGATTAGAAGCTACTTCTAATCAAAATATATCAAATGAAAAAGTCCAAATAACACTACCAAGAATTGAATATGGACTGATTAATATGTTGTATGATCCAGCGCGGAGAACAAATCAAGCAAATAAAATTGTTGGATGTAATTCTAATGGTTCAATATATGTAAACTCTCCGATGCCATATAATTTCAATTTTGAAATTGTTATCTATACAAGAAATATTGAAGATGCTAATCAAATAATGGAATATATTCTTCCATATTTTTGTCCTGATTATAATATAAAAATAAATATGGTTCCAGAGGCTGGAATTATAAAAAATATTCCAATCACATATATGGGCGATTCTGAAGATGAAGATTCTTCAGGAACATTTGATAGTTCTGTTCGGTCTGTATTCAGAACTCTTTCTTTTGTTGCAAGAAGTTATATTTACCAACCTCCAAAATATTATAAACCGATTCTTTTTACAGATACAAATATTAATATAATACAATCTACAAACAATATAAATGTTGTTTCTGGTAATGGAACGTTTTATGTTGGAGATACAGTATTTCAAGGAGATTCTTTTGATAGAGCAACAGCTAAAGCTACTGTAGATTATTGGGATCCAAACACAAAAACATTAAGAATATCTCCAGTTTCTGGATCATTTACTCCAAATACAGTAATACAAAATCTAGAAAAAACAGCTAAATATATCACTGCGAATGTAAACGGTTCTATTGCTTACAACACAAAAATTACCCCTGTGCCAAACACATATCCAGTAGTTGGTCCATATGATTATAATATTATTACAACTGACTATACAAAATAAATTATGACAACACAATTTAATAAAAAAATGGAGAAATTATTTGATGTTCCTTCATCTGTTTTATATGATGATTCAGAACTCCAAGAATATCTTCCAGCTGACTCAGACCAAGAATTAACAGCCCTTTTGGATCATGATCTTAAACAGGATTACGAAAAAACTAGAAATAAACTTGATTCCTTAATAGAAAAAGGAACTGATGCTATTGATAGCATGCTTTCTATTGCTAGAGAATCAGAAAAAGCGAGAGATTTTGAAGTTGCTGGTAATATGATCAAAACCATTGTTGATGCTTCGAAAGATTTATTGGAAGTACAAAAGAAAATGAGAGAAATGACAGGAAAAAAAGATTCAGGAACTACTAATATTAAAAATGCAGTTTTTGTTGGGAGTACAACAGAACTTCTGAAGGCGATGAAAGATATTAAAAACGGAAATATAAGTGAGTGAAAAAGAATATTATAGAGACAATTTACTCTTAAAACGTCCAGGTGTTCAATATGAATTTGAACAATGGCAATTAGAAGAAATAGAAAAATGTGCTTCTGATCCAATATACTTCATTAGAAATTATGTAAAAATCATATCTCTAGATGAAGGCATTATATATTTTAATATGCACAAATATCAAGAAGAGATGGTTAATGCATTCCACAATAATCGATTCTCAATAGTTCGTATTGGTAGACAGTCAGGAAAAACAACAACATCTGTAGCATATTTACTCTGGTTATCTATTTTTACCGAAAGATATAGTATTGCAATAACAGCAAATAAAAAAGCTTTAGCTGTAGATATTTTATCTAGATATCAATTAGCATACGAAAATCTTCCAATGTGGTTACAACAAGGTGTAGTAGAATGGAATAAAGGCCGTATTGAATTAGAGAACGGTTCTGTGATTGTTGCGGA